TAGATGTAAAATCAGATGATGTTCCTTTTGATGAAACTGCAATTAAATCTTTTGCAGAACAATCACATAAACTTGGTTTAAATAATAAACAAGCTCAAGGTATATTAGAGTTTTATAAAAACAATATGGAAGGCTCTGCACAACAAGCAAAGATAGATACTGAAACTGCTCAATCTCAAGCTGAACAACAGTTAAGACAAGAATGGGGTAGAGACTTTGATGGTAAAGTTAAACAAGCTGGTGCATTAGCAAAAGCTAATATTAATCCAGAAGTATTAGATATGACTTTATCAAATGGCACAAGACTTGGTGATCATCCAGAGATTATAAAAGGCTTTGCAAAAATAGCAGGAATGATGTCAGAAGATAAAATTGTTTCAACTGAAAGTGAAAATGTAAATACAGTTGCTGACATTGAAACTGAAATATCAGCTATTACTAATGATACTGATGGACCTTATTGGAATAAGCAACATCCAGATCACGATAAAGTAGTACAACAAGTTTATACATTAAGAGAAATGCTAAATGCTGATCAATAATCTTAATGATAAAGAAATTCGATTAGAAGTATTGCGGTTGGTTAAGGAGACAGGATCTGAAGTTCAGAAAAATGATCCCTTGCCAATCGCTGAAAAATATTATAATTGGATAGTAGGTAAGAAAATTCGCAAGAACCTTACTGGCAAGAAGGAATAGACTTCTACTCTAAAAGAGTTTAAATCCAAGAATAGCCTACTCATGTGAGTAGATAACCTTTCTGATTTTTATAATAACAATAATAATAATGGAGAGACAATTATGTCATCACAAATAACTACAGCATTTGTACAGCAGTATTCTGCTAACATACAAATGTTATCTCAACAAATGGGATCATTATTAAGAGACAAAGTCAGACAGGAAAGTGTTGTTGGAAAAAATGCTTTCTTTGATCAAGTTGGCTCAGTAACTGCTCAGTTAAAAACTAGCAGACACTCAGACACTCCGCAAATAGATACACCTCACTCAAGAAGAAGAGTATCTTTAGCTGATTATGAGTATGCTGATCTTATTGATCAACAAGACAAAGTAAGGCTCTTAATTGATCCTACATCATCTTACGCACAAGCCGCTGCTTACGCAATGGGGAGAGCAATGGATGATGTTATTATCGCTGCTGCAACTGGAACTGCCTTTACTGGTGAAACAGGTGCAACAAGTGAATCTGCTCAAACAGCAATCGCTGCGGGTGGTACTGGTTTAACAATCGCAAAATTAAGAACTGCAAAACAGACTTTTGATTTAGCAAGTGTTGATCCTTCTATCCCTAGACACATTGTTGTAGGACCAGAACAAATAACAAACCTTTTAGGAACAACTGAAGTAACTTCATCTGATTTCAATACTGTAAAAGCATTGGCAAATGGCGAAGTAAACTCGTTCCTTGGTTTTAACTTTACTGTATCAAATAGACTTAGCAAAACAGGTAACGATAGAACTTGTATTGCTTTTGCACAAGATGGTATCACTCTAGGAATTGGTAAAGATGTAAATGCAAGAATAGACGAAAGAGCAGACAAATCGTATGCTACTCAAGTTTACTACTGCATGAGCATTGGTGCTACTAGAATGGAACAAGCAAAAGTTCTTGGTATAGTATGTCAAGAAGCATAATAGGAGGATATATATATGGCTAATTCAACACAATACGCAAAGACATTAGATACACCTTCTGTTAAATTAGATACTAACGAACTACATGGTAGAGTAAGAGTAGCTTATGCAGATTTTACTGCAGCAACTGCTCAAGAAACTATCAATATGTTTAAGTTACCTAATGGAGCTAGAATAATTGGTGGAAGATTAAATCATGCAGCTCTTGGTGGCAGCACAACTGTATCAGTAGGACACGCAGCATACGATAATGCAGCAGGAACTACTGTAGCAGCAGATGTAGATGAATACAAAGCAGCAGCAAGTTCAGCATCAGCTAGTGGTGTTAATATTGCAGCTACTACAGCATTGGGTGAAAACTCTGTTGTAGATGCACCGGATGGTTTAGTTATTACAGCAACTACTGCTGGAGCAGATGCCGCTGGACTTATTACAGTTCAGATGACATATGTTTTAGACTAATAAATAAAATTTTAGGCGGTGGAAGCGAGAGTGGAAGCCGCCTAGAGTGCATGAAAAAGATACAAGATTTAAAACCTGTATTACATTTTAAAAAAGATAATTATGTGTATAGGTATGTATTAGTAGATAGGTTTCAAAACGATTCTAAAAATCATTATGGCTTTGACACTAAAGAAGAAAGAACAACAGAAGAAATATTTGCGTTAGAAAAAGATAGACAAATAAGACGTAAGTATATTATAAGGAAGTGATATGGCATCAACAGTAGACATTTGTAATGGAGCATTAAACCAATTAGGTGCAACAACCATTCTTTCACTTACAGAAGATTCAAAAAACGCAAGACTTTGTAACTCAAGATTTACTCAAGTAAGAGATAGTGTATTTAGATCACACCCTTGGAACTGTTTACAGAAAAGAGTTGAGTTAGCGGTAGACACCACAGCTCCTGCATGGGGTTTTAGTTTTGCTTATACTTTACCAGCAGATTGTTTAAGATTACTTCGTATATTAGATTATGATTCAAACTACAAAGTAGAAGGTAGAAAAATATTAAGCAATACATCTTCTATGAAAATATTATATGTTGGTAGAATTACAGACCCTAACGAGTATGATGAATTATTAAGAGAAACTTTATCTGCAGCATTAAGTGCAGACATTGCTTTTGCAGTTACTTCCAATAATACTACAGCAACAAATATGTATAATTTGTTTCAAGATAAATTAAAAGATGCTAGATTTGTAGATTCAACTGAAGGTCAAAATGTTGAACAAGATTTAGGCATGACAGATGTTATAGACGCAGGTACATTTATTAACTCAAGGTTTTAGACCATGGCTAGGGTTGCAGTTGAATTAACAAACTTTACAGGTGGTGAGCTATCGCCAAGATTAGATGGCAGAACAGACCTAACCAAATATACATCTGGCTGTGCAACTTTAGAAAATTTAGTAGTATACCCACATGGTAGTGCAGCTCGTAGACCCGGTTCTACTTTTTTAGCGGAAGTTGCTAATAGTGCAAACAAAACAAGACTAATACCTTTTGAATTTTCTACAACACAAACTTATATGCTTGAGTTCTCTAATTTAAAAATGAGAGTGTACAAAGATAGTGGTGCTGTATTAGAAGGAGATAAAACTATATCTGCAATCACAAAAGCTAATCCTGCTGTAGTAACCGCAACTTCACATGGATATTCAAATGGTGATGAAGTGGTAATTACTGCTGTTGGCGGCATGACAGAAGTTAATGGTAAAAGATTTTTAGTTGCAGATAAAACAACAAACACATTTGAACTACAGGACAAAGATGGAGTTGATATAAACAGTTCATCATTTACTACTTATACTTCTGGTGGTGTATCTAATAAAGTTTTTGAATTAGTAACACCTTATACAACTGCACAACTTTTTGATATTAAGTTCGCACAATCGGCAGATGTGATGTACATAACTCATCCAGAACATGAGGTAGAAAAATTATCTCGTACTGGTCATACTGCTTGGACATTAACAGATGTAGATTTTACTAATGGTCCATACTTAGATCAAAACATTACTACAACAACATTAAATCCATCAGCTCATACAGTAGGAACAGGTAGAGATTTAGTTGCTAGTGCAGTTACTGGCATCAATAGTGGTAGTGGTTTTCTTGCAACAGATATTGGTAGATTAGTTCAGTTTGGAGATGGTTATGGAAAAATTACAGCAGTTACAGATACAACAAATGCAGTAATGGAAATTATTGTAGATATGGGTTCAGCAACTGCATCTGCAAATTGGTCGTTAGGTGCTTTTTCTGATACTACAGGTCATCCTTCTTGCGTAACCTTTTTTGAACAACGATTAGTATTTGCAGGAACAACATCTCAACCACAAACAATATTTTTTTCAAAGTCTGGTGATTATGAAAATATGGATGCAAACATTGGTGGCACAATAGCTGATGATGATGCAATCATTTATACAATCGCATCTAACCAAGTTAATGCTATTAGATTTATGACAGCTACAAGAACTTTAATTCTTGGTACAGCAGGAGGTGAGTTTACAGTAAGTGGTGGAGGTACAGATAGTGCGGTTACACCTACAAACATATTAATTAAAAAACAATCCAACCATGGCTCGGCAA